GTCTGTGGCCGCCGAGCCAATTTCGACTGCAGTGCCCACGCCCGGGCCTGCACCTGTCGTTGGGTACAACGGAAGTCAGTTAGGCCCTGTCGAATTTTTCCTCACCCACTACAAAACCCCCGATGCACAAGCAGCCAACCAGTTAAAGTTTTTCAAGACCTTCGCCCCCACGACGACGTGGCACGTGGTTGTAACTGACAGTACCACGTTTAGGTTCTTGTTGGCCTGCAAAGAGACTAGTGTCCCTGTCCGGGCAACTGTAGTACCAAACTTACTACAAGGGGAGGATAAGCACCTACTAGCAAACCCAGTAGTGCGCGCTGCAGCACGTGATAACACGAAGACTTTGGCTACGTTTTGCCAAGTCGAGGCTGCTAAGCGGCTGGGTATTCGAACACATTACAATCCAACAGAAGGGCAAGTGGTCATCAAACCAAGTGCTGACCGAGGAGGTGTGGGGCTGTTCTTGGCCTACACCCCTTGGGTGTGTGAGCGAATGGGCGGGCACTGTCAGGCCAGTCTAGCTCACCAACCAAAACCTAGCACGTTGGATTGGTCAAACACTGTGTTGCAAGTTCCACCATTACCTCGAACCCCACAAACAACGATGCTTGTTTCACATGACGAGCACTTCGAACCGCGACGTCAGGGGCAGGACCCCGTCCAACAGAGACAACCGGCCGTCCTGGCATGGTTGGCGCGGCACCGGTTGTTCTGCAACGCGGTTGCCGGTTGTGCGGCGACGGTCGCGTTGTTTTGGCCCCTTCCTAAGGGACCAACGCTGGGTTGCAAAGAACCTTGGTGGCCTGCAATACCTAGTCAAACTCCAAACCACGCCCGTCTTTACACCACGTGTTCCAACTGTGAACTCCACGCCATCTCACACCCCAGTAACTGTGTCCCCTATTGTCATCGCCGTCTGGATTTTCCAGCGGGGCAACGCGCACCAGGACCCATCCAATGCATCACCATCGCATTACGAGATCTCCGCCAGCGAGCAGACACGCTGCGAGCCCGGTTGTCCCCTTGGGGGGCCATACCACGAGAGATGCGAAATGAATTGGATTGTTGTCGTTTGGATTACACGCGAAGGTACACGGTTTTGCACAAGCGATGCGTCTACGGGTTGCTCTTTTTGAGCGTGCTCGGATTCACGGCGTACTTTGCCTGGAAGTGGTGGAAGCGAGAGCCGTTGCCTTCGGCCTCTCCGCGCACGCCAGAGGAGGAGGATTTCGTTGAACAAGTGAAACGGATTTTGGCATCCCACAACACAGACCTCGCACGAAACAAAGACCCCCAAAATCTCTTGAAAGAGTTGGACCGTTTGATCGGTGCCAAATCAGGGGTAGTTGGAATCACCACTGAGAGAGCCACTTTGCTGACGCAGCACATACTCGAGGGAGCAATTACCGCTGGACACAACAAGGTCATGGCTGTCAATGTGCTGCGACCACAGCTTGAGCGGCTAAGTAAGGCCTATGCCAGCTGCGGACTGCGGCGGGGTTGGCTCTGGTTTCTGTGGTGACTTCGGCCTCCAGGAGCACGTTGCATGCCCACGTGCAGCGTCGGCGAATTAGACCTGGATGGTAGACTTAAGTGGGACAGCGTCGAGGCGACACATGATGGAATTTATCAACTAGTAGGCACAACAACGGACACCCATTGTTTAGGATTTGGTGACCCCCGTAGCGTGGATCCTGCGCATCGGGTTGGTCTACCAACTGTGTTACGTTGCGACAGGCCGCAGGGACAAGATGGCGCCACAGCCACCGGTCCAGTATGCGGTAAAGCTTTCGTTTGTAGAAGCTGCATCTGCAATGCACATAATGCTATGTGCAATCGCCATGCCAAACGGCGAGCAGAACCGACGAGACAGTTTGAACACATGTACGATTGGTTTTCCAAGTTTAGATCAGAACTCAGTGATAACTACATTTATTCGCTTGCACAGTGGGAGTACAACGACCTATGGATTAATAAGTGGACCCAAAACAAACGGGCCAGCATCTTGAAATCGCTCATGGAGGATGATTATTGTCCTGGGCGAGTTAAGCTCATGGTAAAACGAGAAGCCTTGGGCGGATTCAAGAATAAGGCTCGTGGGATCCAGATGTACTCAACGTTATGTACGCAAGCCAGGTTTGGGGCTAGGATTACTGCCCTCCAAAAAGCCTTCGCCAAGGTCTTTTCGAGAGAGTCTGAGCGCCACCGCGGAATGCGGTTCGTGTTCGCCTCTGGTCTTAATTCCAAGGACTTTGGTGCTTGGATGACCAGCAATCTTGAGGAAGGGCGTACCTGGTTCTATGAGCGTGATGGTAAGGCATGGGATGCTACAATGCAACTCATCCATCAGCTCATCAAAGAACATGTAGTCGGATTGGTAGACCCAGCGGTGGCTGACTTTTTGCGAGCCTGCTACCGAGTTAGGGGGAGCTACCGTGGCCAGGGTAATCCCGCCCCCGGATTCAATTACGAAGTCGAGGGCACCACGAAGAGTGGGCACAATGATACATCTCTTGGCAACTCCATAATTAATGCAGCAGTTGCCATGGAAGCGCTCTTCACCCTGGACCTCCCTGGATTACAATGTGACGTAATGGTTATGGGTGATGATCTATTGGTCGCATCCAACCAACCCATCCCTGCTGATCTGATGTCTGAGGCTGAAAGGGCACTCGGCATCGACCCTGATGCGCGGTCATTCCAAAGTTGGGAAGACGTAAGTTTCATCAGCGGCATATGGGCACCTTACGAAGGTGGGTTCACGTTCACAGCTAAACCAGGCTCCATCCTATCCAAGCTTTTCTGGGCAGTCAACCCACCGTCTCACCGCCACGCCCAGGCTTACCGCAACGGCATTGTCAAAGGCCTGCTCCCGTCTTTCGAGGGGTGGCCCGTGCTGGACACATTCTTGCGTAGCCAATTGGTCGACGGGCATAGTTTTATTACCCGCGAGCATGCTTATTGGGCGGCAGAGACCGAAGAATCGCGTTTTGACCATCGTACGTTGGCTTGGTTCAAGGAGCGTTACAACTTGACCAGTCAGGATCTCGTCGAAGTTGAGAGATTTCTCAGCGGATTACCTGTTGGGCCCTCGTTTGTCAAGCATCACGTGTTGACGGCAATCATGGATCGCGACAACGAGGAGTTGCAGGACCGTGCACAGCAGCATGGCAGTGGATAAGGCCGTGAGGCCTTCGGGCCTCGCGACCCCGCCATCCACAGCGCCCACACATGGTTAAGTCAAAGAAGACTACACGTGTCGCCTCTGGCAAGCGCAAACCCAACGCGCGTGTGCAGAGTGTAGGGAAGAAGCCCACAAAGAAAGGCCGCCGTGCGGTGGTCCAGTCTTTTGGTGCCCTCACCATCAGTGGTGAAGGCGGTGGGTACAAGGGCATGGTCAAGTATGTGCCACAGAACCTAAATGCTCTTGGGCCGGTAGAGCCCATCAAGCCGTACTTTAGGACTAGGGAGAGAACAGGGGGTGTAACCGTGAACGGAGGGGAGATTTTTAGTGCT